GTACAGATACTATTCTAATAAAGCAAGGAAAAACAGACGAATATATCAAAGCAAGCTGTAGAAAATGTACGGAGTGTATGCAAGTTAGAGCAAACGAATGGGCCTTAAGAGGTCATTTCGAATTACAGGAATACAAAGAAAATTGTTTCCTAACATTAACATATGTAGAAAATCCTATACAACTACAAAAAGCAGACTTGCAAAAATTCATCAAAAGATTAAGAAAAGAAATAGATCCAATTAAAATTAAATATTTCTCATGTGGCGAATATGGCGAAAAAAACTGGAGACCTCACTATCATATCATCATATTTGGGTATGACTTCGAAGATAAAGAATTTATCAGAATGTCTCAAAGTGAAAAACCAATATATGAAAGTCAATTAGCAAATACGCTATGGCCGGAGGGTATCATAACAGTCCAAGAAGCAAACACAGCAACAGTAGCATATTCAGCACTTTATAGCTCACACTTAAAACAAAACCTACCTAATCATTTAAAAGAGGCTCCGGAATTCAATACAATGTCGCAAAACTTAGGAATAGAACCTATACTAAAAAATATGGAAACATACTTACTAACTGATAAAATATGGATCAACGGATTCAGTTATCAAATACCAGAGATAATTCTCAAAAAATATGTTTACCAAAATCAAGAACTATGGGATGAACATCCAGACGACATTATACAAAACTACAAAGAGGAAAACAGAACATACAAATTCAAAACAAAAGAACAAAACAAAATAAGAGCACGATTAGCAAATAAAAAAATACTATATACAAAACTTAAACAACTATGATATAATAAAAACAAAACAAAAAAAACTAAATAAAAAAAAAAACAAAAAGACATCATAGATAAGAATATGGTGTCTCTTATTTAACAAAAAAAGCAAAACGCAGTGGCCTCGTAGAAAATGAGCCGACTTGACTAAGTCGATTAGCGAATAAGCCGAGCATTAGTGCCGGCAAAAAAGGAGAAAGAAAATGGAGAAATGGAAACAAAATGAAGATGAGCATTTATATTGTGATATCAATAAAATGCTAGCTGAATGGCGTGAAGAAGAAATAAAAAAGGAGAATAACAAATGAAAAAAATGCGTATCAAGTTATCGCGCAAGGTATCAGCAAAAAAGTTCCGTAAAGGAGCAAAAGTCAATAAAAGAAACGTACCACGCAACAGCAGAGGAGGTACAATGCTATGAGACAACATGTATATCAATTAGGTGTCAGAAAAGTTGACAAAGTAGCTAAACATTACAGAATTGAACGCGATTTAATATATTCTGATGAAGAATTAACAATCGCAGATATAACTAAAATATCAAAAGAAAATGAGTGTGATATACAACTCATTTATTTAGGAGTACTTATATCTCCTAAAAAAGAAAAAAAAATTGAATTAGATTATTATACAAAAGAAGAAATTGAAGCACAGCTAACGCTATGGCAACACGAAAAAGAATTAGAAAAAGAGTATGACGACTACGTTCAAAAGGAGAAAGAATATGAACAAAGTATATAACATATTCAATGCACCAAAAGGACAGGACAGTCCACACGGCGAACATGTTTATGAATGGGAATTCTTAGACGACGACGGAAAATTACAAAAAGGAAAACAAGACGTATTTGAAAAAATACAAAGCTACTTACCTAGAGTAGACTATAAAGCGCAAATTGCGAAAGGGGAATTAGAATTAAATGACAGTAATACAGGCGTTACAAAAGATTATACAGGACTACCCGGAAATACAGTCGATCTTTACAAGTATCTTACTTATCTTAGCACTATACCTAAAGACCAAATTACCAAACTCATGGAACAAGTTAATAAAGCAGGTGAAATTAACTTACAAAATGAACAAGCCACAAATAAAACAGGCGATTCTGGAGGACAAACTCCTATCGGAACTGTTCAAAATAAATCCACAAATAGCGAAAGTACTCCAAATATTAATGAAGGAGGAGTACAATAATGAGCAGAAACGCAGTTAAATCAGCCTCTAACGACTTTTCAAAGGTCGTACATGCAGATATCCCTCGTTCAATATTCAATCGCCCTTCAACGCTCGTAACAACGTTTGACGCAGGTTACTTAGTACCAGTCTTTATAGACGAAATACTTCCAGGCGATACTTTAAAAATGTCATTACAATATGTATTAAGACTTATCACACCATTAGTTCCAGTTATGGACAACATAGATCTCGAATTCTTTGCCTTCTTCGTACCTAACAGAATCGTATGGACAAACTGGCAAAAATTACAAGGCGAAAATCAAACATCAGCATGGACACCAGCTTCACCACCTACAGGAGTACCTATGTATGGCTTAGGGGGTTCAGTCTTATGTGCTGAATTAAAACTAGGTGACTATTATGGTTTACCTGTTGGCATGGATTTTCAATATCATGCTGTAAATGATTTACCGTTTAGGGGATATTGGAAAATATGGAATGATTGGTTTAGAAATCAAAACATACAAGCTCCCGTTACTGTATTGACAGGTGATTCTGCTCTAAGTAGTACGTTAGGTGTTAATGGAACACTAGCAAAAGTTAATAAACCATTCGATTACTTTACATCATGCTTACCAGCACCACAAAAAGGCGATAGCCAACTCATACCAATCGAATTAAATGAACTTATACCAGTTATTACAACAACAGATGAGCATTGGTTAGGAGGTCCATCATTACTATGGCGAAAAACAGCAGGAGTAGCTGCAGATAATAATAAATCAATTCATACTAACTTAGGTGGAACATATCAAAATGATACAGCGCCAGGAGCAAATCCAGAAGCAATTCATCCATCAAATTTATGGGTTGATGGTGACGGTATTGTAGTCAATGGTACAACCATATCAGACCTTAGAACAGCATTTCAAATTCAAAAGTTATATGAAAGAGACGCAAGAGGCGGAACACGTTATGTAGAAATGCTTAAATCACATTTCGGCGTAGACGCAGGCGATTATAGATTACAACGTCCGGAGTTCCTAGGACACTGTAGATCAATGGTCAATATTAATCAAGTAGAACAAACAGGTGAAACAGGAACAACTCCACAGGGTAACGTAGCAGCTTACGGACACTCACAAGGTAATGACTTCCTATTCAATAAATCATTCGTAGAACATGGTTTCTTACACATCTTCGCAGTAGCAAGACACAAAAAAACATACCAGCAAGGGCTTGAACGCTTCTGGTCTAGACAGGACAGATTAGATTATTATCTTCCAGTCTTAGCTCATATTTCAGAACAGCCAGTTTATACAAAGGAAATATATGCATTAGCAAACAATTCTACAGATGTATTTGGTTATCAAGAAGCATGGAGCGATTACAGATATAAACCTAACAGAGTTACAGCTCAAATGCGTCAAGACGCTACAATTCACTTCGAAATGTGGCATTTCGCAGATAGATATGCTTCAGCTCCTACACTTGTAGACGCATGGATGCAAGACAATTCAAATACAAATTTACAACGTATCTTAGCAGTAGCTATAGGACATCAAATCAAACTAAACGTCCGCTTCGATTTAGAAGCAACTAGACCTATACCAGTCAACTCAATTCCAGGAATGATAGATCATTTCTAAAGGAGGAATATTATGAGTTTAGGAATGACAAACTATTCAAACGTTTTAGACGTTATGAAAGCACCTCAACAAAATGGACGTACAGACAATCAAATACAATATGATACATCATGGTGGAACAAGATTACAGGAGGCGACGTAGAGAAATCATCAGCTATCTCAATGTCAAACGTCGATAGAGCATACCAAAGTTCAGAAGCTCAAAAAAATCGTGATTATCAAGAGCGGTTATCAAATACAGCATATCAGCGTTCAGTATCAGACATGATGAAAGCAGGGTTAAATCCTGCGATGTCTTACACTCATATGGGAGGAGCTTCAACTCCCTCCGGCTCTTCTGGTATTGGATCACGAACAATACCGCCAATGTCCAACACAGGACAACTCGTATCATTGATAGCAGGAGCAGTAGGCGGAGCGGTACTCGCAACAGCGAAAGCAAGTTCGGCGATTAATCTCGCAAAACACAAAAAAATATTTGGCGTACCATTCTATAAAAATGGTGGAAGGTCTTAAAAAAGACTGTTTCTGTGCATAATAATTCTTGTCTAATTATGCACAGGTGACACCACTTGTCAAATAGGTGTCACAAAAAAAACAAAAATAACAGGTGCTACCGGATAGAAACGATTAGTTAAATGTGCCATGAACAGCCTGTTATTAAAATAAAAAAGGTAGGTTAAAAATGTGTACAGATACTATTCTAATAAAGCAAGGAAAAACAGACGAATATATCAAAGCAAGCTGTAGAAAATGTACGGAGTGTATGCAAGTTAGAGCAAACGAATGGGCCTTAAGAGGTCATTTCGAAT